CAGAATCTCATCACCTGTATTCTCCCAAATCAATTTTCCTAGCATATGATTACTGCTTTTGACGACTGCGAATCATTGCTAAGATATCTTCTGCTTTTTGTGTAGCAGGTTTAGCTGCTTGCACTAGAGCCGAAGCTGCTACTGGTTCGTCTGCTTCAAATGGAACATCGTCATCTGCTGCTGCAGGTGCTGGCTTGGCTGCCTGCGTAGATGCAGCTGGTGCTGCTGATCCTGCAGGTGCTTGAACACCAGCTGGACGGAAGTACTGACCCCAACGTTCTGTATCATAAGGCTGACCATCTACTGATGCTTCGAACATTTCTTTCATGACCTTGAGCTCAACGTCAGTTGGCTTTTTAGGCATAAATGTCGAAAGGTCAAATAAACCATGTTTATCCACGGCTGCTTGTTCTGCTTCAGTTAATGCTGATTCCTTACGTGACCACTTTGAAGTGTTGTAGTCTGCGTATCCACCTTTGCTGGTTTTAGCAACACGGAAGTCCAAGCCACGCAACAAGTCTGTTGGCATTTCTTCAAGTTCCGGATCCATCAATGCAGACTTGATAGTTGCAAAGATTTGTGGTCCAATGATGAAACGACGGATTGGATTTTCTGGGCTCTTGTCATCTGCAATCGGATTTTCGCGGACAAAGCCCTGAAACACATAACTACGTTTCTTCCAGTACTTACGACCCATTTCTTCTAATGACTTGTCTTTAAACCAAGTACGTACTTCTGCAAGAATAGGGCATGCTTCGCCCCACATTTCTACGCAAGGTACTTGTACTTGTACTTGTTTGGTGTCCATCTCACCTTTAACACCGTTGAAAGGTAAACGAATCATTGCTCGTTCAACCCAGAAGAAAGTGTTTTTGTTGTTGCCATCTGGAAGGAAACGTAATAGTGCTGATGCACCTTCTTCCATATTCCAGTGTGGGTAAATTGCGTTATCGCCACCGTTTGACGATTGTCCGCCTTTGTTTGATTCTGCTGCTGCTAGACGTGCTCTGATTTCTGCTAATGATGCCATGATATAAGTTGCCTTTTAAAGTTGATTTACAATATACATACAAACGTATACTAACACTGAGTATACGTGAAAGTATTTATCATAGCAACATTAAACGGCAAATTTATCTAATTAGTTTAGCCAACTTCAAAACATGCTCAACACTTTCGCTGCTCATGTTAGAGTTCTGTGTCATCATAACTCCATCTGTGTCGAGGTCTTCTTTCTTTGGTTCTGGCATTTCCGGTGGCATCTCATCTTGGGATGGTTCTTCGGAATCCATGTCTTGATCGTCTGCGGATTGTTCCACAGCACTGACATCAACACCTAACTCTTCTAAACGTGCTAGGACACGTTCGTCTTCCCATATATTAGCTTGCGAGTCTACGTTTGCAATATCGTCAAGAATATCAAAAAGTTTATCGTCACCTACTAAATCATATAACTGTTCGGTTGCATTCATTGCGTCTGCACCAACAATAAGAGGCTCTGCCATTAGCTCTTTAAGTTTAGATTCAGCAGCAGGAGTATCGGGCAATGACCATGTACCTTCGGTAACATTGTTGGCCCAGGATTCGAACTCGTCTGTTTCTTTCATTTGTTTTGGTTCTGTTGAGTTTGATAATTTTGCCAATATAGGCAACGCTTCTTCAATTCGCGAATCTAAATTCTGCTCGATAAACATATTGCGAATTGAGTCAGTTAGTCTGTTAGTGTGTGTTACTTCAGCAGGGTCATAACATTCAAGTTCTTGGTGATAACCTCGACGACTTATTATACGTTTAGCCTTGGCTTTAAGACTATTGTAGTGGCGTATTGCTGTTTCGGCTAATTCTCGAGCTTCATCTGAAAAGTTTTTATTTCTAGCTGCACGTACAAATTTAGCCAAAGTTGCCATTTCGGTTACTACTTCGCTAATGTGCTGACCAAATGTATCGTAAGGATTGCCGCCTTCGCTTACGTGACGTGCTATCATCTTTCCATGCATAAGGCTTGCTTTAGGAACTTTAAAACGCTCGCCGTCTGCTGTTTCAACAAACAAGCTTTCAATATTGCGATAACGCTTGTCACCTTCACCCAGAGTCTTATTGTGCTTGATTACCAGTTTAACTTGTTTTGGTTGATCGCTAAAGCTGTATTTCTTGTTGCCGTAGTAACCTTCAAACAGGCCTTCTTTAATAGCTGCCATGCCTTGCATTGTATACTTTAACTTGTTGATATTTTGTGTAGAGAATTGCAAGAAGTTTCTTACAGAAAAATTCTTCATCTGTTCTAAGAAATCGTACCACTCATCCTTGTCACCCGAATCCATTGATTGGCCTAAGTTGTCACCAAAAAATACTGTTAGTGTTTGATTTTCGCCCAATAGTATAACTGTAGTACCGTAGTTCTTTGTAGGTGATTTCCAATCAAACCAAAACATTTTAGCATCATCAGGAGTATCCACATCTTTTGACTCCGCGTCTTTCATTTTCGGTTCAAAGTCGTGTGTTACTAATATATCAAAGAGGTCAAGTTGGGGTGAGTTCTGCATAGTGTGTATTTATGTTACATAGTCATAACAAAAGGTAACGGTTCAGATATATTATCCTGGTGATCTCGCATCTGTGTATCCAGCTCGCTATGATAGCTTTGCAATAACTGTAGCATACGCACTACTAACAATGACGACATAACTAAATCATCTGTTTCACCTATTTTTGCAGCATAACCCGCACCAGAGGCCACAAAGTTTTTAAGTTCGCTGATTAGGCTATTGCTGTATATTGTCATGCGTTTAGATTCTAAAAGATGCTTAAATTTGGCACAGGCAGCAAGTTTAGGTTTATTTGTTGTGTTAAAACCTTTTCTATACCTGCGTGTTCCACCGCCGTTAGGCTCGCTTAGGAAATATCCCTGTATGTTTTCTTCTCCGTATTCTGCGATTGATATTAGGGCCGCTTCGCCAATTGTGTTGTTTTCCACTGTGAAGTAAATGCTCTTGTTATCTTTAACTACATCATTGATGTGACGTATGATATCCGCTAAGATGCGTACTTGCGTAGGGATATCACTTCTGTTATGACGCCATTCAGCTACTTGCTCAGTAGTGTTGGCTTCAAAAACTTGTATAGCAGCCGGATCACCGCCTGTACCTAAACTAGGATCAAGACCTACGCAGTATATTTTACCAGCTTCGGGCTTCTTATACCACCGTACTTCTCCAGTTTTATAAACAGGATCCCGGCCTACTAAATCAATTAATGTAGTAGGTGCAATAAGTGTTTCGTCTGCGATAATAAATTCGCAGTCCATCTCTCGACGAAAACGATCTATACCCAGGGCCGCACGTTGTTGATTTGCCCAGGTTTCGTCGCGGTCTGGATGTTCGTTCCAGTAGCTGCGATATGCTTTGAATCCGTTTATGCCAATTGGAGTAGGGTTTCCGTATTCATCTTCGCACTTTAATGCACCTTTCCATAGTAATGCAAATTGGTCTTCGTCTGAGTTTGGTGTGCTAGTAATAATACACTTACCACCAGTTGCCAAGGTAGGGCTAATACTAGTCCAAAACTCTGTGGCAATTGTAGGACGTACAAATGCAAATTCATCTGCGTACAGGAGTGATATACTCATACCACGACCAGTATTTTCAGTTGTTGTGGCTGAAACTATACGGCTGCCGTTGTCAAATTCTATCGAACCTTTGTTGTAGTTGGTAGCACCTGCACGTATATGATCTGGTACACTTTCATAAGCATAACGAATACGTTGCATGATTTCCTGCGAACCAGTGTACTTGTGTGCTGCTACTAGGATAGTACTGTCTGGCACAAACATAGCATACCAAAGTAAGTATCCAGCAGCACTAGTTGACTTACCTGTTTGCCTGGGCATCATGGAAATACTAAAACGATAATTGTGGTATGTTTCAATCAATCGTGTTTGGTATTCAAACGGATGATACTTCATCCTTCCACGGGTTGGATGTTGGATATAAAAGAAATTATCCATAAAATACAACGGTCCTGTTACAGGATCTGCACACAGGGCAAATTCTTCTACCTGTATATCAGTATACAACGAATGTGTGTACGGCGATTTAACTAATGCGGTTTCTGCTACTTTAGGCATATTATTTTACATCCACTGAACGTTTTTTAGTACAAACAAAAACGTAATACTTTTCATTGACTGATCCACGGTCATCTGTGAAGTCAACCGGGAATCCATATTCAGCCCACTGCACATCAAACCCAGTTCGTTGCAATAAACTTAACCACATTTTTCGGCCCATGATGCTGTAATGATTACGGTTTTCTTCGTGTGCTACATCGCAGTCAGGTTCTGGAACTTCTATGTATAGCTTGCCGTTGTTTTTAAGTACTCGGTTGTATTCTAACAAGGTAATGTAAGGGAAAGGGCTGTGTTCTAGGCTGTGTCGACAAAATAACAAATCAATCGATTCGTCTCGGTCATCAAGAAAGTTCATGTCAGACTTTCTGACTCGATGTCCGTTGTTACTGCATATAGACAAGTCAGCATCACTTAGTCCGATACCAGTTAGATTAGTATAACCACGGGATTTCATTTCGTCTAAAAAATATCCTGGGCCACTGCCTAAGTCTATAATATTTGCATCTTTAGGTATATTTAATGGGTCAATAAACTTGCCTATTACATCTTTTGTAATAGACTGGTGGTATGGAGCATGTCCTTCTGCATATACTTGTCCAAGTACATGATCGTAGTAAAACTTTATTTTGAGATTGTTATTTGCCATGCAATTACTTAGCCTAGATGACTAATATATGCAGTTATTATCTTGGGTAACCTTTGAATGCCTTTACTGGACTTGTTTTAACCACGTCAGACATTTCCTCGCTAGCCATTGTAGCAATTTGTTTTTTGCCGTGCAAGCCCATTTGAGCCAGAGCATCATCAATATACTCGCCAGTCTTGGGATCATAACTGACTACAATTTCGTTTTCACCAAATATACTTTCTTTACTGTAGGGTTCAACTCCGTCCTGCTCACGTGCAACACGCCCTTTAGCAGCAGCAATAGCTACACCAAATCGATATTGCAAGTAAGGGTCTTGATTTTTAAGTTCTGGTATTACCCACGCACCTGGTAAGCTATATCCTACGTCAGGTGCTAAACTACCAGTACGCCCTTCACGAATAAACTCTCTTGCTCTCATCGAGGATAACCTTTGAATCCTTTTACTGGACTTATTTTATGTGTGTCGGGTGTTTCAATACTACGGTGATCCGATACTGTATGATGATGCTCTGACCCAATAGTTTTCATTGCACCATGAATCATGTTATCTTCTTCTTTGGTATAAGGATGTGCTGTATTGTATTTTTCAACCCAGCTAGCAGGATCCATTTTATCTTTTGGTATGGCTTTTTTACTTTTCCCGTCGTGCATAGCAGCAGCCATCATCATACGATTCATATGGTTGGTACGGTCGTATCCGCCGTTGTCGCGAATAACGTG